TTGAATCTTTTGAGCAATATAAAAATGTTGTAAAGGATTTAGAGGAATGTAGAGATCAAGATGATGTGGAGAGGGTGATGTATAATATTGGAACTGATTATATAGATGAATTGGAAGTTCATATTGATTGGATGGATATTATGTTTCCTCGACCTGAAAAAAGTCCTTATTTAAATTATGATAAATAAGTTGGTACTTACAATTATATTTCGTATATTAAGGTATATTAATTAAAAAATAAAGGTTATGTTAAAATTTAAAGATTCAAAAAAGAAGTTTACTATTATTTATGAAACTGATGATATGACGGAAAATCATATTATTGATGGAAAAGTATTAAATGAATATGAGAGAGAGTTAGTATTTTTTGGTGATAGAAATAGAGGAGATATTTTTATACTTACTTCAGAAGATGATATAGAGGAATGGAATGAAATGATGGAGTGTATTATTGAAGATGAAGAAGAGTGGGATGAAAAATCTAGAGATTTAGGATTGTCTAACTATTTTAATTTTGTATAATATGAAGAAATCAGAAATAATAAAAGTATTGGAAAGAAATCTGGAGATATTAAAGTCTCCAGATATTCCGGAAGAAGTAAATATATTTCATACTCTTGATACTGGAGGATATAGTGGAGACTGTAATGAGATATATGATTTTGATTTAGGATTATCTTTTGATAAAGATGAAGATATCTTATTTTTAGAATATGTAGGAGATGAAAATCCCGGTACTAATGGAGTTGTGTAATTGAATAATAATTCGTATATTTAGAATATGATAAAATTAGAACCTCCTGTAGATAAGGAGAAATATAAAGAGATTCCGAGAGGATTGAGTGAATATGATAGAAATAAGGTTTCTAATACTCCTACCCATTTTACTTTAGTTTTGAATACTGAAGGTAGGTATAAGGGATTTGATAAAGTTACTTACTATAGGGAAAATCTATTAGAAAAAGTTGCTAGATCGAATGAAAGTTCTTATATTTAGATATAATTAAAAAACAATAAAGGTTATGACAAAAATTGAAATTATCAAAAAAGCTATTATCTCGAATGAAGGAAAGATAGAAGAGCTTAAATCTAAAAGAAGAGAAGTAGAGGAATCTAAAACTGATGAGCTTTCTAGAATGTATCTAAAATATTTTGGAGAGTGTTTAGTTAATGATGATACGATTCAAGTATCAGATACTTATGTCTATTTTAAGAGATTTGATAGTGACTATAACTATCATAAAGAAGTGATGTCTATTTCTGTCCGTCCTAAAAGTTGGAGGGATGATGAAGCTGATTCTATTGAAACTTCTTTTTACTCTACTAATGCTAATAGTGAATTTGAATTGAAAAGAATGATATTGATTGGTAATGTTGGTCAAGTAATTCTAGATTTTCAGGATGATATTATTGCTGAATATAATTCTATTTGTGCTAGCTTTAAGGTTGAACTATCTAAATTGAGAAAAGAGATTTGGGATTTAGAGAAGAAGGTTAGAGAAATGAATTCTGAAATCAATACTATTGAGGATAATGCTTTAATGAAAAAGGTAGAGACTGATGGTATTGAGTTTAAAGTTGATGAAGAGAACTTATATAAACTTCCTGATTTAGATGTTCGATTTGATTGGACTGTAAAAAATATCAAAAAGATAAAAGTTACTAGTAAAACTAAATCCGGAAAGAGTGGTGATTTAGAATTAGTAACTGTTAGAAAGAATTGGAATTCTGAAAAAGATGAATACGAAACGGTTTACTATACCAATACTTACGAAAGAGTAAGAATGGATAAGATTAATTATCTTGTAAGCTGGAATAAAGAAATTATTGTTGATTAGTTTTTATTGTTTTAATTAGAGTGAGGGGGGTTAACCGCCCCCTAAACTTACTTAATTAGTTGGATCCTATTAATATATTTCGTATATTTAGATATATTAATTAAACAATAAAGGTTATGACAAAAACAGAATTAAAAAAACAAACTACTAAAAGAGTCCTTAATTATCTTATCGAAGAATTTGATATCTATATGATCGATAGAGAGGCTCAATATTTTGATTTCTATACTGATTATAAGAGTAATAGATATAGACTTCAAATGGATACTAGAGGTTATGATATTACTAGTTTCGATTCGATTAAGCTATCAGGAGATGGTTGGACTAAAGAAGAGATAGATAGACAGAAGTTTGCTGTTGAATTAGAAGATATAATGAATGAAAGAGTTAGGGAGTTAGTTGCTTCCTAATTCCTTTTTTCGTATATTTAGATATATTAATAATTAAACAATAAAGGTTATGACAAAACAAGAATTCTTAGACGGTAAATCATTTTCACTTCCTTACACTTTTAATAACAATACTTACAAGTATAATCCTGGAGGTGTAGAGTTCGGAGCATTAGAGCAAGAGTATAGAATGTCAAGTGATGAGCAAAGAGTAATACTTTCAGACTCTATAATGAATGTAGAGAAGATAGGCAGTAAAATGGTTACCCTATATACCTTCTTATTTGGAGATAAGATAGTAAAGAAAATTAGATATGAAGATATGGTCGAATTTATCTCGGCCTAATCTCCGTCTGATGGCAAGGTGATATAAGCCTTATATAACACTGACAGTATTGTTCCCTATAGCGGCGTGAGAGCCGTAGTGAGGGCCATACCTATTTGTATATATCTCATAGATTTTGAGTATATAGGGGTATATATGTATATATTAATTACTTATTTATATTTCTCCTCACATACTCCACTAATATAGGTATACTAATGAACATAACTACAATGTAATGTCCTATATGTGCTTTCTCCGGAGTTAACAATAATACTAATCCTACATAGAATTGTAATATAATAATACTAATTTGTAATAATAACTTTACTTCATTACTCATAACCGTTGCATTTTTGTATATATGTTTAATATAAGAACTTTTTGTATATAAAACAACAATACTAAGGGAAATTTTTTAGCAAATTTTTCTCTATATAGGGGTTTTATTTAATATGTCAAAGAACTTATAGTATTTAATGGGACCTATACTATTAAGGTTATATATGGACGTACTTATCGTACTGGTATCTCTAGGGTGCTTTCTTTATACTAAGGTATGAACTATTTATAGTTAAAGCAACTATAAAGTGCATAAATTAGACCCACATACTTTATTCAGTATCTTCGAACAAGGAGATGAAGAAATCTATAAAGAAAATAATGTAGAAGAACTTCTTGATAATCCGTATGTGCTTATAGGGATGGTTGTTACAGGAGTAGAAAACTTCTATTTAATTGATAAGATGTATACGTTAAAGCATGCAGAAGAATATGGCAGAGTAAGGGATAGTGTTAAGCTTAAGTATTACATTAAACTTTATAAATACCTCGATAGAGTTACACCCGTAGAAATGGATGTAATGTATAAGATAGGTTCAGATTTTGAGTTAGATAGATCTATTAATGCTATCAATGATATACTCTATTTTTTTCAAGATATAGAACATTATGAGAAATGTGCTAAAATAAAACATTATTCCGATCTTTTAGTTAATAAAAAGTTGGAAACATTGATATAATTTCGTATATTTAAGTATAAAACGGTTATATTATTTATTATGTTAGATTTCATTATTTATTACGGATTAATAGGAGTACTCCTTTCAATTTTTTTAAACCTTATATTATGGGCAATGCATAGACCTTTGTTAGATGGTATGGAGACTTTTGCTTGTATTATATTATGGCCTATTGTCATAACTAGTCTAATTAATACATTAAATGGTATTGAAGAAGAGATAGAGGAATAAATTTAAATTAAAAGGTTATGTTAACAGATACAATTACATTTGAAAAAGCATTAGAGTTAGAGAGTGAAGGTAAGTTACTCATCTTTGATACGGGAGATAGTTTAGGATATCATGAAAGAGCTAAAGAGTGGCAAGATAATTTTCTTCAACTAAGAACCAAAGCCCGTCATGTATCTTCTCAGAATATTGCCGAGCATTTTAATGCTCGCTATCTAATAGAGAAAACAAATAAGATAAACGACTTTACTTTTGAGTGGAAATACCTTAGAGGTATAGAGCATACCAGCATTACTTCGTCTACCGATAATGATATAGAGTACGTATATGCTTTAACTAATAAAGGTTATCCTGATTTAGTAAAGATAGGTATGACTCGAAATACTCCTGAGCATAGATTAGGACAGATAAATGGTACCGGGACGGTTGATTTATGGGAGGTAAAGTTCGCTTTACCGGTTAAGCCGGGTACCGGGATGAAAGTCGAGCATCAAGTACATAACTTCTTCCAAGATAAACGTTTACACATCGAGCATAAAAATGATCGTGAAATGTTTAAAATAGATATATTTATAGCAATGGATAAGATACGCGAAATCGGATCTTTATTCCAAGCTGGTAATCCAATAATCTATTAAGACAATGCAATTTTATACGTTTAACACAACAGATCAACGTCCCTCTCGTATGATCTATCTAAGTCATAACCCTACTGGTCAATTGGTAAAGATAATGAGCAGATACCTTCGTATAACTCTAAGAAAAAGGAGAAAATAACGCGGGCGAACTTCGCGCGTTTGCGCGGCGGGCTACGCTTTTAATAAAACCCTTACACTCGCCTTATAGAAACTGAAGAAAAAGTTGGTTACTAACTTATTTTTTCTTATATTGTATATATAAATTAAAACGGTTATGAGATATTTTAAATTTTTATTAGTATTATTTACGGTTTTTACCGTATCATGTTCGCAAGAAGAGGTAAATCCATCATTATGTCCTGATGGTAATTGCGATGGAGCCTTATTTATTCCTTTTCCTAAGGATAGTAACGGCTTTTATCATGTAGATTTAGATTTTAACGGGGAGTATTTACCTCGATTTGATATATACGTAGAAGGAGATGATGTAGATCCTTTTTACTACTATAATGATATGGGTGTTGTACAAGCTGCTTTTGAATCAGATAGTTATTGGATAATGGAAAACGGAGTTCAAGTAGATTTAATTCAAGATACTACTATCTATCTAAATAATTCTCCGAGTAATAACGAATATGTTCCTACAAGTACTTCTAAGAAATGGGGTAAACGTATTGCCGGACCAATTCCACCTCAGTTTATAGGAGATACAATTACAATCCGTGCGGAAATATATTGGGATGGAGGTTCAAAAAGCAAATCTCAATTATTTTATGAAAAATTTATTATTGAATAGTTGTTTTTTCGAATTATTTTTATTACCTTAGTAATATTATTATTTTAATTAATAGTATAATAAATAAATTTTATAAATTAATATATAGATATATAAACATATATGAGAAATAAAGATTATATAAGTAAAAAATTAGATAGATTAGAATCGGAGTTACGTAAACTTAATTTTACTATTGGCTCTAATGATAGAGATGCTTCTTATACCATATTAGATAAAGCTAATAATATAATTTCGGATATCACTACACTTTTAAATAGAGAAACACAAGATTAATTATGTTAGAAGCAGAACAGATACAAAAAAACTACGAAAAACATTTAAAAATTATTGAAACCTATTTAGGTGGGCGTGCTATTGCTTGTAAAGAGATGATTAAACATATGGAAGATACCTATGTTATGGCTCCTGCTAGTAGTAAGACTTGGTATCATAATGCATTTCCGGGTGGATATGTAGATCATGTTAATAGAGTAGTTCAATATGCAATTGAGCAGCATAAACTCTATGAGAAAATGGGTGGAACTGCTGATTATACTGAGGAGGAGCTTGTATTTGCTGCATTGTTTCATGATTTAGGAAAGATAGGTGATGGAGAATCTCCTAACTATATACCACAAACTGATAAATGGCGTCAAGATAAACTATCAGAGATGTATACTTATAACCCTGATTTAGATTTTATGCTTATTCCAGACAGATCTTTATATATTCTTCAGAAATTTGGTATAAAAGTTAATCAAAAAGAGTTTTTAGGAATTAGATGTCATGATGGTGTGTTTGATAAAGCAAATGAAGCTTACTTTTTCAGTAATGTAGAGTCTTCAAGACAGAAAACCTCTATTATCTCAGTTCTACATACAGCAGATTTTTTAGCTTCTAAAGTTGAATATGATATATGGAAAAGAAATGGCGGTTCTTCTACACCAAAAGCTAAAAAAACACAATCTTCCACAGGAAAAAATGTTAACTCTTCTGTAGGATTATCCAATATGTTAAAAAATCTATAAAATGTTAGCAGTTATTATAAGTTTATCAATCATAGATGTTGTATTGCTTATTGCAATACGTAATCTTATAGTGAAAGTAGAGAAATATGAAGATATTACCGTGGATCAAACAAAGTATCTTCAAGATATATCAAATATTATTAAAGATTCACAAAAGCACCTACATAGTCTCGATGAACGAGGGGTATTCAAATCAGATGATGAGGTCGGTTATTTTTTTGAGCAAATGCAAAACGTACAAAAAGAGCTAGACCGATACATGCTCCCAGAAAATTATGGCAAGAAAAAGAGCGAAAGCTAATTATTTTACAACAGAAACAGAGCAGTACATTAATAAGTACAATTTATCTATAGATCCCGAATATCGAGCTAAGATTTTTACGGATCATATTTATCTCCCTTTTTATAAATTAGCAGAGAATATTATACATACTTTTAAATTCTACTATACCGATGTAGAACGTATAGAAGACTTAAAGCACGAAGTAGTATCAATGCTTTTAGAAGAGAAGATAATGAAATTCGATCCTAATAATGGAGCTAAAGCATATTCCTACTTCGGAACTATTGTTAAGAGGTGGCTAATAAATTATAACAATAAAAATTATAAAAAGCTTAAGCAGATAGGATCTTTTGATGATATGGAAGAATCATACGAAGGAAGTATGAATGTTAAACTTCCTGGAGGAATAACCCTTAGTCAGTTTCTAGATATGTGGGTTGAACGTACTTACGATAGCCTAGATGATTTATTTAGTAAAGATACAGAAAAAAGGATAGCAGATGCTGTTTTAACTATTTTTAAAACTAGATATGATTTAGATATATTTAAGAAAAAAGCCTTATATATTTACATAAGAGAAATGACAGATTGCGAAACTCCTCATTTAACCAAAGTTATTTCAATACTCAAAGATGATTTCTATCAAATTTACTATAAGTACCATGAAAAGGGTAAAATTATAATAAAAGAACAGTAATCTATTTATTATAAAAGATATGGATTCGGATAAAGAAATATTTAAAGGTAAGAAATTATCAGACCTTTTTGAAGAAATATATAATAATTCTAGAGAAACTAAAACTCAAGTAAAGGGTCTAATTGGAGAACTTAAACCTCTTATTGAAAATATAGGAGATGCTACCCTCCTAGTTCCTATGATTAAGGAGTATATGGAAATTGGAGTTAAAAATGACGAACACCTGATAAAACTCGCTACCGTCATTCAAAGAATTGAAGCAATACAAGCAAAAAGCTCTGATGGAGATATATTTGACTTCTCAGATCTTCAAGACCTTCTAGAAGAACAGGAAGAGACACAAGAGGAACTTAAAGAGGTTAAAGACAAAGAAGATACAGAAGAATAATGTCTTACAAAACTACATTAAATAGTTTAATTACTTCACGAGGAAGTGGAGGTAGTTCAAAATCATCACCTAATACTGCTACCGCTGTATATGGTAGAGTTGTTGACATTATCCTAGATGAAAATCACCCAGAGTATTTAAACAAAGGAGGAGGGTTAGCTATTAATGGAGTTTTTTACAAACCACTTAATAAAGCGTTTGGAGAAACAATTACCTCCAGACTGCCTTTTGCTTTTCAAAATAGCTCTCATATTAAAACTATTCCCGTAGTAGGTGAAATAGTTGAAGTAGTAAATACCAATACACCATCAGCTTTAGGCAAAGATAATAAGACGAGAAAGACTTACTCTAAGATTGTTAATATTTGGAATAATCCTAACTCATCTATTTATCCAGACATATTAAATAATGAGGATCTAGATGTAACTTCTAATGGAGCATTTAAAGAATTATCAGATGTTAATCCAATTAAATCTGCACCGGGAGACATCCAGATTGAAGGTAGACAAGGGCAATCTCTTCGCTTTACAGGAGGTAAAGTAAAAGGTACATCTTATATAAATGATTCAAACGTCGGTAAGCCTTTAATTATAGTTAGTAACGGACAGTCTACAACTGAACAAGGTTTCACCACATTAGCTGAAAATATAAATGACGATAGTTCTTCTATCTATATGGCTTCAGATCACCAACTTCCTTTAATTCAAGCTAGTGAAAAAAGAGAAGCTTATGACGAACAACCAGAAAAAGCTGATCAATTTAAAGGAAATCAAGTAGTAATTAACGGAGGTAGGTTATACTTTAATGCAAAAGAGAATGATATACAACTATCTAGTGTTAGCTCTATAGGGCTTAATACAGAAGGTTCTATTAACATAGATGGATCTTCTTATCTCTGTTTAGACGCCCCAATAATCTACTTAGGAGTTAAAGCTAGAACTTCACCAGACAGCAATAGAGAAGCTGTACTTTTAGGTAATCAAACAGAAGCATTTTTAGAGAACGTATTAAATCTACTGGAAGGAATGGCTAAAGATATGGCTAAAGCTAAAACAATAAAAGGTCACCCAATCCCGGCTATAAACAAAAGAGGAGTACAAGCACAGCCAGTAATAAGGCAGTTAAAAAACTTAATTAACCCTAGCGGTCCCTCTCAACTTAAATCTAAAAAAGTATTTACTGAATAATGGCTCTTAAATCTCAAATATCACTTGTAATTGCAAACCAGCTTGGTAGAATAGAGGGAGAGCTAGAAGCAAGGATACAGTCTGAAGCTACTAGAATGCTTAATAAATTTGCTAACCAATGTCCTAATAATGATGATCTTATAAAAATTGTTAACACTAGGAATAATTTACTAAGTGGAGTAAATAGATTTCAAAAATCTTCTAATAGATTTTCCTCTTTTGCCACTAGTATAAGAACAGCTATTAATGTAGCAAGAGTAGTTATAAGATTGCTTTTAAATAACCCTACTCCAACAGCAATTGGAACCCCTCCTGGACCATCTGGAGGATTAATTTTTGCTCAAACAGCTGGTAATTTAACTAAACTCGCTGATAGGTTATATAAAATTAATCGAATACTAGAAGAGCTAGAAGGAGATGTAGAATCTATTGAAGGATTAGTAGCAGGAGTAGCTCCAAGTTTAAACACTGTAAGAGAAGTCTTAGAATCTGTTAATGTAAAAATACAAGATTGTATAACAGATCAATCAAATAATTCTGAAGTAATAAAGGACCTGCTCGGTAAAATACAACCATTAGAAAACACAGGTTCAGAAGGAACACCAAGTGAAGATTATTTTTATAAAGCAGCAAACGGTAAAAATTACACTCTCGCTATTATACAAGAACAACAAGGAGAAGGTCCTGTACCTAGAAGAATTGCAGTAGCAAAAGATAATTTAGGAGTAATAATTCTTAGAGGGCAGCCATCCTTCAGTTCAGACACAAAAGTACTATTAGATGAATTAAAATTCAGAATAGATAATCAACTTCCATAAAACAACTATTTATAATTATGAAACTCGATCAATTAAGAAAAATCATACGAGAAGAGGTAAAAGCAGCTGTTAAGGAGGAGTTACAGGAAATGCTTAATGAAGCAGTTAGAGTAGCATCTACTCCTGTTCAACAGTCTCGACAAACAGCTTATGAAAACAGAATAGGTACTCCTACAACAGATGTAGCAAAACCAATTAAGAAATCAGAAGACCCTATAATGGAAATGCTTAATCAAACAAGAGCATCAATGACATCAGAAGAATATAAAAACGCATATACAGGTACTTCTGATATGGTTCAGAAACCAAACTTTGCTTCTATGATGGCATCTAATATGGGAATGACAGAAACTAAAGGTCCTATGCCTGGCTTAGATATTTCTCAATTCGATTTTGTAAAAAAAGCAGGTGATGTATATAAAAAATCAGTTCAAAAAGATAAAGAAAAATACGGTATAGTATAAAATGGCATTTAATAGTAGAAAAATAAACCCTTTAGATTTACAGCCTAGAAAAGCAATAGGCGTATCTTTACCCCTATCTGGTAAAGCAGTATTTAATTCTACTTATCAAACTAAAGATGCTATTAGAACTAATTTAATAAATTACTTTCTAACCGGACAAGGTGAACGTTATTTAAACCCAAGCTTTGGTACTATACTAAGAAATTTAATGTTTGAAAATATTAACCAAGATATGGTGGATAGAGTTAAATCAACTGTACGTAGAGGATTAAGTGAATACTTTCCTACAGTTATTCCAACAGACTTTCAAGTATTAGGTGAACCAGATACAAATACAGTTACGTTATTACTTAGATATGCTATCCAAGGAACTAATATTGAAGACGAGGTAGTAATTAATTTTGAACAATAATGGCAGAAATTAGAGATATAAAATATGTAGCTAGAGAATTTTCCGATTACAGACAGGAATTAATAGAGTTTGCTAAAAACTACTATCCTGATGCCTATAATGACTTTTCTCCAACTTCACCTGGAATGATGTTTATTGAAATGGCTGCATATGTAGGAGATATTCTATCCTTCTATCAAGACACACAGCTTCAAGAAACATTTTTACAATACGCAAAAGAGCCTGGTAATTTATACACCATGGCTTATATGATGGGGTATAAACCTAAAGTAACTAATGTAGCAGAAGTAGAATTACAGGTATCACAAAATATAGGTGCAAACCCAACAACAAACCAACCTAACTGGGATCAAGCATTAGTTGTAAATGAAAATGCAGTAGTTACCGCAAATTCATCCGGGAGAGTTAACTTTTTCGTAGAAAATAAAATAGATTTTTCATACTCTAGTTCATATGATCCTACAGATGTAGTTATAAGTGAAATACAAGGAGGAGTTCCCTCCCAATTTACCCTAACAAAAAAAGTAAAAGCATTTTCAGGAACTGTAAAAACTCTTACACAGACCTATACTACTGCTGAAAAATTCAACACTATAACAATAGAAGAACCTAATATTATAGGAATATTAGAAATAACAGATTCTTCTAATGACGATGTAACCACATGGTATGAAGTACCTTTTCTAGGACAAGATAGTGTATTCGTTGAACAAGCTAATATAGGTACTGACTCTCAAAAAGTACCCAACTCTATTCAACTTCAAAAAGTACCAAAGAGATTTACTACTAGGTTTAATTCACAAGGTCATTTACAGATACAATTCGGAGCAGGTACAACAGGAGTGGATGATTCAATATTTACTCCAGACCCTACTAATGTAGGGATAGGCACAGATCAAGGAGTAACCACAATTGATAAGGCATATGATCCATCTAACTTCTTATATACCCAGACGTATGGTTTAGCACCATCTAATACAACTTTAACTATAAAATATATAGTTGGTGGAGGAATAGAAGCAAATGTACCTGCAAACACATTAACAGGATTCTCCGCTACAGTTACAGCTGTAGATAATACCTTTGAAAATACACTTGCATTTAATAATAATAAACCAGCAGCAGGAGGTAAAGACGGAGATACAATAGAAGAAATTAGACAAAACTCTTTACGGTCATTTGCTGAACAGAAAAGAACAGTTACTCTACAAGACTACACAGTAAGAGGTCTATCATTAGATCCTAAATTTGGCACAGTAGCAAAAGTCTTTGTAACTCAAGATGAGCTAAATAGTACTAAATCTATTACAGACTCCATCATAGATAGCAACCCTCTTGCTTTATCTATGTATGTTTTAGCATATGATAATGAAAAGAAATTAGTAACTGCTACCAGTACATTAAAGGATAATTTAAGAACATACATGTCTTATTATATGCCTCTAACAGATGCATTAAATATAAAAGATGCATTTGTTGTAAATATAGGAGTTAATTTTGATATTCTAGTAAGACCTAACTATAATAGTAGAGATGTACTACTTGCTTGTAATAACGCTCTTAAAGACTTTTTTGATATTTCTAAATGGAATATCAACCAACCAATTAATATATCAACTATCTATAGTTTATTGGATAGAGTTACAGGAGTGCAGACAGTAAGTAAAATAGAAATTATTAATAAACAAGGAGGAAATTATTCTCAATATGCATATGATATAAAAGGAGCTACTAGAAATAATGTAGTATATCCTTCATATGATACAATGATTTTTGAGTTAAAATATCCTAACCAAGATATAAAAGGAAGAACAACAGTACTATAATATGGCAATCTATAGAATATTTCCAGAAAAAGATACATTCATCTACACCGACCAGCTTACAGGTAATGCAGGTAAAGACGAAATAATAGAAATCGGCGGTTACCCAAGTGCAATAGATGGTACTGGAGAAACTTCTCGTGTTTTATTAAAATTTGCAGATAGCGAAATAGATGATGTAATCGCAAATGAAATAGGAAACACCAACTTTAGCTCCAGTATTAAACTCTACTTAGCTGAAGCAAGTGAAATCCCTGCAGAATACAACTTATATGCTTATCCTATTTTTTCTGCAACAGGAGACTGGGATAATGGAACAGGTAAATTTGGAGATTTGCCAGTTAATACAACAGGGGTTAGCTGGACTTACCAAAATCAAGGGCTAATTAACCCATGGCCAACTCTAAATTTTGTACAATATACTACAGGATCGTATACAGTAGGTAATGAAGGAGGAGGAAACTGGTACACAGCTTCAAATGGTGAGAGTATGGAATTTTCTCAAACACATAATCTTTCCTCAGATCACGACGTAGATATTAATGTTACTGCTGCAATAAAACAAATTTATAATGATACGTTAACAAACAGAGGATTTATAGTTAAGCTACAGGATTCTTATGAGTTTTACCCTAGTTCTTCTGTTCGTCTTAAGTACTTTGGAAAAGATACAAATACAATCTACCCACCCTTCTTAGAGTTTGGATGGGATGACAGAGTTTACGATCAAGGTAGTTTATCTGTACTTGATACAGATATCTCTATTATAGATATTAAAAATAACAGAGGTAAGTATGCCGATACAGGTAAGCAGAGATTTAAAATTACAGCAAGACCTCAATACCCTACACGTACATTTACTACATCATCTGTTTATTTAACTAATTATGTACTACCTTCTGCTTCATACTGGGGATTAAGAGATGAGAATACAGAAGAAATGGTAGTTGATTTTAACACAGACTTTACTAAAATAAGTTGTGATTCTAATGGTTCCTATTTTGATATTTATATGGATGGGTTGCAACCTGAGAGATTTTATCGTATATTAGTTAAAACTACTCTAGACTCCAGTACTGTAGTAGTAGATAATCAAAATATTTTTAAGGTGGTTAGAAATGGCTAGAGAGAAGATACAAATACAGAAAGAATCTTATAGGTCGAATCAATACTCTAATTTGGTTGATAGGGAATTTAAAACATTCAAAAAACCAGAAATTACTATTGATACAGATACTGTAGAAGAGTTTTTTAGACTCTACGATAAACTGTACTTCAATATTCCCTTAGAAGGTGAAACAAATTCACACCAATACCTTTTACAAAAAAGCTCAGAGTTAGTAGATTTTGAAAAAACTACAGATGATATTCAACCACTATTAGAAGAAATAGCTCAATTAAGACAACAGCTATTAGAAGCTAATCAACAAATATTTGATTTAGAAAATCAACAGTAATGGCAGAAATAGAAAACACTATATATAAAATTGAACCTAACGGATTGTCCGGGTTTAGAGGATTATCTAATACAGATTTAGATCTTATACCTTCTGCTGAAATTACCAAGACATTTAAACCTAACGATAATTTTATTGAGTTATCTTACTTTACATTAGATGAAGTTAGACTTTTAACTATTCCTAACTACACTAACTATTCTATATTATCAGGAGATACTAGAAACGGAGAACAGGGTAATTCAGAAATAAGTATAGATGTAGAACAGGACTACATATCTTATGGATTTCAAGGTACTGAAGTTAAAGCTCTTTACAACTTTCTAGACTACCCATACTCTGATTCTTTAAATCCTCAAGATTTCTATATAGAAAGCATCTCTCCAGATAGAACAGAACTTAGATTAATCTCAGTTAATCTTGATGCTGAAACGGTTAGAGATATTACTAATGTCTTAATTGACAAGTTTATTAACGACGTATATACTCCAGATTTTCACTTGTATTTAAGAGATAATATATTTCTATCAATTATTAATATAAGTATAGAAGAGTATAGAAATACAAACGCTGTTTTAGTAAAACTGTATAATCCTCTATCAACTTCTGTAAAAACTAAAACTAGATTAAATATAGTTGAAAAAGTAGCTGATTCTATATCATATGAGATAAACACAAATATTATCCCTGATGATCCGGTAATACCTACTTTACGAGGAGCTAATTTTAATGTAGAGGTAGAGGAACAAACAACTGAACCATCACAATATTTTAATTATGAAGAATTATTTAGCTTCCCTACTAATAATAGCTATAGAGAACTAAACTCACTATTTAACGAAAAAGGAGCTGAATTAGGAGTTGAATATACAGATTTCACTAATTTTATTAATTTTTCTTCTGCTGAAGAGAGATTACGTAATTTTAAATATAAATTAGATTTAATTAATTCTTATCAGGCAAATTTAGATGTAATTAATTCTACAGGTATAACTTATACATCAACCGGAATTACAGGTAGTAGAGATTATTATGAAAATCTTTTAGATGGAGTTATAAATAATTTTGATCATTACGAAAGACATCTTTATTTTGAAAGCGGTTCAACTGCCTGGCCAAAAAGTAATTTAGTAAAACCGTATACTAACCAAGTATCTGCAACTAACGAAGCTATAGCATGGTATACATCTGAATTAGAAGATGCTATACTATTTGACGCACAGAATCCAAATATACTTACTAATACTATACCAGCTTACCTTAAAGAAGATACTAGCAACGAACCTTATAATATTTTCATTCATATGATTGGTCAACATTTTGACAATCTATGGATCTACACAGATGCAGTTTCTCAAAAATATAATGCTGATAATAGGTTAACTAGTGGAGTTTCTAAAGATCTAGTAGAGGAATTATTGAAAAATTTTGGGGTTAAGCTATACACCAGTAATAAATCAGTAGAAGATTTATTTAAGTACTTTACAGCTAACTCTTACGATGCAGAAGGAGAATATCTACCAGCTCAACCATCAGGAATAATACAATCAGGTCAACAACCAGTATCTCAAAACGATTACCAAAAAGAGATCTATAAAAGAATTTATCACAATCTACCTCTACTTCTTAAAAGTAAAGGAACAGAACGTGGGTTAAGAGCGTTAATTAACTGTTTTGGAATACCGTCTGATATCTTGAAAATAAAGATATACGGAGGTCAATCAGTTGAAGAACTACCCTACTTTGGAGGAGAACAAGCATGGACCGGTTCAATAGACAAAGTTCGTTTAGATAATACAGGGAGTATAGCAGAAGGTGATACCCTTTCTTTCTATACAGGTATAACTAATATAGATAACAAATATACTCAAGATTTACATAGGATTGAAGTTGGATTTTCCCCAGCTGATAATATTAATTCTTATATTTTATCTCAATCAGCAGTATTATTCCCAAATGATTCTTTTAATATAGATGACTATATAGGGGATCCTAGATCAGTTGATACTAACATATACCAATCATTAAGATCTTATGCTGATCAAATATTTGAAAATGTAGGATATTATAATTTAAAAGATTTTGTACGCCTGATAAAATTCTTTGATAATGTAGTATTTAGAATGGTACGAGATTTTGTACCTGCCAGATCAGTTACAGACGCCGGTATTATAATCAAACCACACCTTTTAGAAAGAAGTAAATATACTTCTCCGGTTATGACTTGGACAAGACCTGAATACAGCGGATCTATAGATACTGCTTTCGTAACCGGATCAAATGCAGGTGCTTATAAGAATATTGGAACTGGAGCTATAGGTACACTGTTTAATAAGGAATCTTCGACAAGGAAGTTATACAATATAGCTACTCCTTTAGGAAGAAGAGGTATTAAAGATAAGCTTCATAATGAACCTAAATTTAACGGCGAGCTTTATAATTCTTATATTAAAGTAACCAACGGAGAGATGAATAGTACTAATCCGTTTAAGAATTTAGAATATCCAAACGTAAAATATAATATTCAATTCTTTCTCAACCCTCCAGAAGACGTATGTCTACTAGAGGTAGGGGACTTAGATACTCAAATATTAGATCCTCTTCTTTCAAACAATACGTATAATAACTATAACGTTAGTACATTATTCACTAATTCGTCCCCTGTATATGACTATACTGTTACAGATAGTGTAGGGAATACAACTGGATTAAACGGTTTAGATGTACATTATGATTTCTTAGATAACGGAAACTGGACTCAATACGATGAGTATTCAGTAACAGCATTCCATATTAACAATGAATCACTCTTTGATGGTAACTGTAATAATGAGAGATTAGTAAAATTAGTAGCATGTAACATAGCTGGTATACCTTCAAATATACCATCTACAGTACAACCTCTCCAAACCTACAATCTAAGCTCATGGTGGAACTCTAATACATCGCCTAATACAGATATTACCTATATTATAAACGGTACAAATTACACTCCATCAGAAATAGATAATTTTGAATTTTCAGAAACTGAGTTTACCGACGGACAAACCATCACTATTACTATTCAAGAAAACAATAACCCTACAGTCTGTAAATTAGATATCAACGTTATTTTTAGTAACTGTACCATTACAGTAGTAGATAATCAGCAATTCCCAAACCCGCAAAATCAATATACATTTCCATACAATTTCGGCGGTGTGTTAGAGAATGTAACTACTTTTTCATTCAGATTAGAGTGGTGTGGTAATCAAGGCCTTGGTTTTGGATCTTGTGTTGATGCAGACTATAATGGAATTTGGGTTGAAATAGACCCTAATAATTTGGTAGAGAGTGGATTACTAAACTCAGTACTTACTCAATACCCAGCAGCAAATACACTGAATTATAACGAAACTATAGCTAATCCTTCATATAATTCTTTCACTGCAATACAAGCTTCTCTAGATATTCTGGTGCCTATATTTAGAACACCCATTAGAATGCGATTTAGAGCACAAAATAGCGCCGGTTGCGTAGTACCCCACACTCGAACAGTAAGTTTAAGCGCACCTACTCAATCACCACAGTATAATCAATTTGAAATATCTTACAACACATATGTAACTAGTGCCTGCTGTGAAGGTAATGCCACTCAAACAGTATATACATCTGCACCATCAGTAGATGATTTATTATCTAACCCTCAATTTTGGACGCTATTAAATTCACCCCCTTATATTTGGAGCTCTACCGATCCTAATGTAGCAGCTCCAACCGGATGGTATACTAACGGAGAATATGCAAGACATTGGAACGGGGAAATGCTAATATGGGGATCTACAGTTTCTCTACCACCAAGCAACCAACAAACTAGTCTTATTGATTGCAGTAACAATATTCATGTTAACTTAAATTCATGTTTATAGTTTATACAAAATATATTTATAGAAAATAAATTAAATGACAGAACAAGAATTTATATCAATACATTTTCCAACAGGACCTGAAAATATAGCAGGTAGATTACACTTAAATGTTACTCAAATAGGAGAATCAAGTCAAGGTACCGTCTCAAGTATGATCATACACGTAAATGCATATTCTGTAAATGGTAACCAAGATGATAATAGTACAATGATAGAAAACGTATTAGAGCAAATAGAATCTGTAAAATTTAGTTTTTTAGGTATAGAATACGATCTATCAATTTCTGCTAGAGTATATTATCCAGCCCAAAATCCATTTTTTTATTTTTCTTTTGAGGAACAGGTAGTAATAGATGATATATTTAATGAAGATCAATTTTTACCTTCTATTGAAGATGTAACATTTACACCGTATCTTTTAGATGTTGAATTTGGTTTTAGTGAATTTAATCCACTAATAAGTAACGCAGATTTTGGTAGAAAGTCTTCTAAGATAATGGAATCAGATAGATTAGAGCAAACCGTCCTACCTGCTAATATAGAATCTCTTTTAAATGAATCAGCAATTAAAGCCTCAATTCAAGATTCCCTATACTATGATTCAGGTTGGTCTAAAGCAAGGTATGTTGGTTCAAAAACAACAGCACAGGAAAGCGCAGGAATACCCCCAACTTTAACCGGCCGTTCTTTTATAGGAGAAACATTTGCTTCAGGTAGCGATACCGATTACATCTGTGGTTTAAATAGTAGGGTAGATCAGCAGCTATTTCATACATCTGATAATGAGCTTCCTACTTTTGAATTAGATGAGGATGTTAATTTTAATCTTGTAGTTCCTTTCGGAAGATATCAAACCGAGTTAATTTACGATGAATTTCCAATAGCAGGCTCTCTGGATATAGGAGATGTATTAAAAGTCACAAGCGGGGCATACCTGTTCGAATATATAAGAATAAAAGAAGTAGATATACAGCTCAGAAAACTAATTGTAGATAGGGATATTTACGGAGCCTACCTAATTCCTGACTTCCGTCCAGCGTCTTATATTGCAAGTACTGAATGGACAAAAGTTAAGAGATTTGATATTTTTAGATTTGGAAATACCGGTCTAAATAGAATACAACTTGTAAACAATTCAAGAATATACATAAACGGAAATAATACAATACTCGACACAGACGACTTTGGCCAAATTATTTCATCTAGCCAATGTCCACCTCCTGGGTACTTAGTAGATTAAAGTTAAGTTTATAAAACAATAAAAATAGATATTTATATAATATACAACAATTAAAAAATGGGATACTTAGATAATTCAATCGTAACAGTCGATGCAATTTTGACAAAAAAAGGAAGAGAACTTCTCGCCAGAGGAGATGGCTCTTTTAAAATAACCCAATTTGCTTTATCTGATGATGAAGTAGACTACACCTTATATAATCCAGAACATCCACTAGGTTCCGCTTACTACGGTCAAGCTATAGAAAACCTACCGCTACTAGAAGCATTCCCGGATGAAACTCAGATTATGAAATATAAGCTAACTACTTTACCAAGAGGTACTGCTAAGCTACCTATTCTTGATATCGGATATACAGCTATTAGATTAAAGCAAGGAGCATCATTAGCAATTACCCCACAAACTCTTAACTATTTAGGTTCATCCCAAACCTTTGAAGCAGGTGGATATGTTGCTACTATAGCAGATGCAAGAGTTCTACAAACCTACAACGGAGTAGGAATCAACACTCCAGAAGCTGAAAGATTAAACTCTACTACTACTTTAGGTACTAACGTATCTAAGACAGTTATAGGTACTTCAATTAACTTAACTGGAACTTCCATAAATACTTTGTTTGCAGGTCAAACCACACTACAAACTACTATTACAGTAATTGGTAGAGATTCAGGAGCTAGAGTAACCGTACCATTAACAATTGTGAAAGTAAATAATTAATAAGATATGTCATTTAAAAGATTAGACCAAGAAGATATTTCAATAAGTGCAGAATCAGTAGTAGCACCATTGTGGTCAACTGATACAAAATATCTTGAAACATTTTTTACTTCATCAGGTCAAGTAGCGTCTAACACAGGGAACTACTATTACGAAATATACGAAAACGACCCTGGATCATCTGTTCCAGCTAATGTACAATTTGCAATAGCTTTTGGACATAAATCAGGTGAAGGAGCTGTACCATTCAATAATGGAGCTACTTCAAAAACACCTTCATCAACAATTTATGGACAATATAGAAATTTAATATTCGGCGATGAAGATACCGGATTTATGTTTGGTACTTTTGAAGCAGATTACTTTTACGTAATTAATGTAGATAGAGCAAGATATAAGGAAAAACTTTTACCAGGATCATTTAACATTACACTTACAAACGGAAGTCGTACTTTAGATTTAACAGATAATAGTAGAGATTTAGCTACTGTATCTTACGTAGATGCAGGAAGAGTATACGACATTATTAGCGGTTCAGATGGAACTTCTTATGATGGAGGAACCGGATTCACTACAAGCTACGGTAGTTACGGTAAGTTTCTACCTGATGTAGGAATAGTAGTATTAAATGGACCTGCATTGGATTTGAACAACGTGCAAGGATTAAACCTGGATACAACTTTTGAGATTGATGGTACAGCTGTAAATTTAAATAAATTTTTTAATACTATAAAAGAAGGTGCTAGCGGATCTCTACAGTCAGAAGAAACAATTTCTTCTAATTATATTTTTGTTAGAGTGAGAAATAGTGAATTTAACTACTCTACAAACCCTTCAAATATTACAAGTTCTGGAGAATTACGTCACGATGTAATGATAAATACTCCACAAGCGTATATTACAACAGTAGGATTATATAACGACAATAACGATCTATTAGGGGTAGCTAAACTATCTAGACCTCTTCTCAAAGACTTTACAAAAGAAGCCTTGGTTAGAATCAAACTTGATTATTAATGAATGAGTGCTTACAAAAAACTAAATCAACAAGATGCGTATATATCGACTTATACCGCCCGTAAGTCATGGGTTGTTAGTGGAAGTCAATATAGAGAATTAGGAATTCAAAACATTGTTGGTTTATCAGGTTCCGGACATTACGTTCCTAACAATTCAGATTTAGCATACGGAGGTAATATAGCAAACTCAGGAAGTACTTCTTTCAATAAGAGATTAGTATTTGAGAGTAATCACCATCTCTACTACAGTCAATTTAGCGATGCAGTTTTACCTAATTCCTCATCTTACGAAAACTATTTACAATCTTCTTTTGAAGTAAGTGGTTCTAGGTACCTGTATACTAGAGTAGCTATTTTCTCTTTACCTAAAGAAATGTACGGTACTCACATTGAACCTAACTCAGTTTCAATAATACCTGATTTTATTAATAGCAATAATGAAGAAGACAGCGACTTAGACAACTATGTACTTAATAATTATGCTACTGAAGACGGTGTAAATTCAATAGAAGCTGAATACAACCTATATATTGAGAATACAGAGTTTCTCTTTGGTACCTCTGGAGCGAATTGTAATTTGGCAGACCCAGACTATATACAAAACGAATCTGATTACATACAAGAAACTATCCCTAATCCAGGAGAATATTTAGATACTGATGAAAAAATTAAAAGTTGTAATGAAATAGTAGACGATGGAGAAGGAAGATTATATTTTAAATATTCTATTCCTAGAGTTTATGTAGGTAATGTAATTTATCCTCATGGTCAAATTATTATTACAGATGAAACTGTAGCAATGTATTATAACCACTATTTTGACGCTATCTTAGGGTGGAAATCAAATTTACCGATATATACACATAATTACCATTGTAGAATTAAGAATGGTGAATTCAACCACACACTCAACAAAACTGCTCTACAAACCACCGACGGACAAATCTCAGACTTAGTATCAGGTTCTTCTTTTCAACCATATATTACTACAGTTGGCTTATACAATGATGCTAACGAACTAGTAGCTGTAGGAAAATTAGGACAGCCATTACCTAAATCAGCAGAAACTGATATGGTAGTCATAACTAAGCTAGATATGAATTTTGGTGTAAATAGGTTACCAGGAGGTAGAATAACAACCCCAGCACCTGTATGTACTCATTATTTCACTTTTAGGAATTTTGTACAAGTAACTGGGGTTGGAATAAACAGTAATGGAAACCCAAATTCTGGTCAACCGAGATTTACTAATGATGACGGTACCTATCAACTATATTTAAAAAGAGATAACGGCGACTATATAGAAAGAGATACGGATGGTGTACAAAACACATATCACTTAATCAAAGAAGTAAGAGGAAATGACTCTCATTACAGATCAAGATGTTATGTAGATGTGATTGCAACCGGAAATACAACAGTAGGATTTGATTATCAAGTTATCTACGGAGTAAGAACAAGTGAAAGAAATAGAAGAAGTGAAAGATTCTTTATAAACATATTAGAACAATATTTATATGAAAATACACTAAGTTGCAACTATACATACGAGACACCTATTGCAGGTACTTTACCGTATAGCTTGAGAGAAGAATCCTCAGCTTAGTAATAAAAATAACAGTCCGATTTAAACCGGGTGAATTGCTGGAAACTCCTTAGAGCTCTAACTACCAAAGCGTAACAATGTTAGAGATTGGACAATCAGCAGCCAAGCTACAGGCCATCCTGTAGAAGGTTCAGAGACTACTGGAGGGAAAATGGGTTCCCTTAATAACCAGAATTAGCGCCCGGCAGGAGAAATCCTGATGATATAGTCCGATCTTTATGGAAACATAAAGTTAACATTAATGGTAGTGGCCCGGACACCCCGAAAAGGGGTTCTCGCAAGTCGCTTTCGGATTAACACCATTACAAAAAAGAAAAAATGAGTATAATTCTTAGAACAAACAAAGGTTCAGCTCTCACTTACGATGAGATGGATAGAAACCAGTCGCAATTTTATTATTCAAGTTCTTTATCACCTGATGGAACTAAATTAAGACTGTTCTTTACCGGTAGTGATAATTTAGATACTGCAACAGAAGATTACGGTCCTACAAGATATGATGAAATTCAATTTCCTTCTAACAATATAAATATACCAGAAGCAATCGCTGCTGGTGATAATACGCAGATCCAATTTAATGATAATGGTGCTTTTGGAGCTGATTCAGTATTTGTATTTAATAAAGTACAAAATCGTTTAGGTATAGGAACAAGTAATCCTTTAGATAGAGTAGATATACAAGGAGATGGTTTTAACGCAGGTTCTATATCACTTAGAGGGGCAACTAGTGGCTTTCAAGCAGCCATACATGCAAAGGTAAATTTTTACGAAGGCTCTACATTTATAGGGCGTATAGGTAGGACGGATCCTAATAACCATAATTTATATATAACAAATAATTACCCACTTCCTTTGAGTGGTGGAAGTAGAGCTCAACCATACGGTAAAGTAAAAGTAGCTATAGGAGATCCTAATGATGATGAATCTAGAGTAGTAAGTACTTTTGCAAAAACAGGAACCGTTCCTTACTTTGGTGTAGGAATGGGATCAAGTGATCCTAATAGACAAGGTACTTTTGTAGGTCAGCAGGGAATAGGAATCTCTCTAAACAATGTGAATACAGATCAATCCTTTCTTGCCCCTATTCCTTATTCTATTTATAGCTCTTTAACCCCCAGTGGTCAACACGATCTTATACCACATCAATCATCAACAGCCGGTCTATTAATATCCTCACCTAATGAAACTAACGGAGGTAATATCGTAGTAGCTATTAATACAGATACTACAGTAAAAAATGAAGGATTTAATATTATAAACGCTCAAAACGGAAGCTATGCAAATTCAGAAGTAATTGCTTCTTTTCAAGCAAACGGTAAAGTAGGTATAAATACTAATTTTCCTTCTGTTGAAGGACTAACAGTAGATGGGATAATATCAGGCTCAGGTAATGGACAAATAGACGGAACTCTTACTGTAGGTACAATAGCAACAGGTACAGCAGATAATACTTCTGCTTTAGTTGCTACATCTACAGGACTGGTTCAGAAAATAGCAGCAGCTCCTGTACCTTTAGGAGGTATAATTATGTGGTCAGGGGATACGAATGATATACCAGAAGGATGGAGACTTTGTAAAGATGGAGTAGGAACGGTAAATAATGTTGTAGTACCTAATTTATCTAATAAATTTATAATAGCATCTAGTAATTCTACTGGAACACCAACTTCAACAATAGAAGGTCTGGGTACAGGCCCAACCTCTACAGGGGGTAGTACATCTTACACACCAGAGGGGACTCTTACTTTAGATAAACTGTTACAAACAGATATAGCACCTCACCATCACTTTTTCCTTGCTGACGATAGGTTATATAATAACCTTAATACCAGTTACCCAAACAATACTGATTCAATCGGAGGACCTGGTTCGCCTTCTGGTACCGCAGCAACCGGAGTACGTACAATAAATGGGTACGATGCAGATAGTGATTATAGTGGAGCTAGGAGAGTGTATGCCACAAGTAAAAACTCACGCTATACAACTACAAACTCAACAACTATAATGCAAACCGCTACTCAAACAAGACCTACCGGAGCATTTACAGGAACAACCGCATCAAAAGCAATAATACCACCATTCTATGCTTTAGCATATATAATTTATGTGGGAGTGTAATAAGAATATAAAAGATATTTATAATAAAAATATATAATGGCAATACCGGGAATTACATACAGATTAGAACAAAACACTTCTCTTACCCATCAACAGATGGACGATAACTTTAGATCTGTTATCTATTCTAGTTCTATTCAAGAAAATGGAGATGCTCTATATTTACACTACGATACAAATGATTTATCAGATTATAATAGAGTACCTTTAGGAGGAACCGGTAATGTAACCATCTACGGTCAAGAGAATAATAGAATATTAACCTCAGTTGGATCAAATGGAGAAATACAAGCCGAAAGCAATTTTCTTTTTGACGGTGACGTATTAACTATAGCCGGGAGAGTAAGTCAAGATGATGGTGATAATAACGTATTCATCGGACTTGAAGCAGGTGATTCAATATCAGGTACTATCCGTAGTGTAGGAATTGGGTACAGATCAGGAAAAAATTTAACAGGAAATAATAACATATCTTACGGATACGGTTCTTTAGAGAATGCTTTGGCGTCTTCTAATACAGTTGCTATAGGACATAATTCTTTAAATAGTTTAAGTTCTGGTAATTCAAACACAGCTTTAGGTGCTTCAGCAGGATTAAATCTTAGCTCAGGAGCTGGTAACTTATATTTAGGTAATGCAGCCGGACCTTCTACAGCAACTGGACAATCAGATAAACTGTATATAAATAATTTTGCATCTGATACTCCTTTAGTATTAGGAGATTTTGCAACAGGTCAAATAACCTTCTCAGGAGGGGTAACAGGTTCTTCTTTTACGGGCTCTTTTACAGGAGATGGATCTGGGTTAACTGGATTAACCGTAACCGATGAATGGGATGGTACAAGAGATGGAGATGCTGAAATAACAGGTTCTCTCATAGTATCTGGTTCAGATGTTATAGTAGACTTTACAAATGTAGAAAGTATTTCAGGATCAATATTTTCTGGGTCTTTCGTAGGTGATGGCTCTGGACTTACAGGTATAACTACTACTTCAGAATGGGACGGTACAAGAGATGGAGATGCTGAAATAACAGGTTCATTTATAGTTAGCGGTTCTTCACCAGTCATAAATCTTAAAGGAGATACCTATATTGATGATAATATTCATATTCATAATAAAAATGTTACTTCTATAGGAATTGGCCAAAACAGTTTATCAAGTGTAGGAGTGGGGGTTACTAATGCTATTGCTATAGGTAGATGTGCTTCATATTTAGCTACAGGTAAGGATAGTGTTACAATAGGTTCAAGAGCAGGTCAAAGACACGGAAACTATTCGGTTATGATTGGAAGTCTTACAGGTGTTAATCATACCGGGTGTTATAATACAGCAGTAGGTACTTTTGCTTTTCAAGGAAACGGTGCAGGTAGGTACAATACTGCTGCCGGAACTCTCAGTTTAGCTAATACATCTTCCGGTAATCATAACACAGGATTAGGTCATTTTGCTGTTAGAGGAGTACAGACAGGTAATAACAATACCGGAGTAGGTTCGAATTCTTTATATGCATTAGATGGTAATAATAGAAATAACACAGCTATCGGAGCCTTTTCAGGATTTAATGCAAAAGGTAACTGTAACGTATTCATCGGACAGTGTGCTGGACCAGCTACCTACACTACAACAGTTAACAATAAACTATATATAAACAACTTAGCATCTGATATTCCATTAATTTACGGTGATTTTTCTACCGGTCAAGTAACTATTAATAGTCAATTATCAGCCTCTATCTTCTCAGGTTCATTTGTAGGAGACGGCTCTAATTTAACTGGAGTAGATTGGGATGGATCTAGAAATGGGGATGCAGAAATTACAGGTTCATTTGTTGTATCTGGTTCTGACGTCACTATAGACCTTACAAATACTTTAGCAATATCAGGATCTACCTTCTCAGGTTCCTTTGTGGGAGACGGAAGTGGATTGACAGGGATTGAAACAGAATGGGATGGAACTAGAAACGGTGACGCAGAAATTACAGGATCATTAATAGTATCAGGAGCAATTGATGCTGTCGGATCTATAACTATTGCATCAGAAGGATACCCAGGAAACCCTGGAGTAGAAATGATTCATTTTTATTCTAGTAGTCTAGTAGGTAATCATAACTTGTATACATTTGCTATTGATAGCTCTACAGGATATACGGGAGTAAAAGTAGATTATTCACTATCTAATACAAATGAATTAGAAAAGAAAATAGGTACCCTATTAGGAGCTTGGGATCAGGTAGGTAATTCAACTATAAATGACTCATATACAATAGCAGAAGGAGCTATAGTAAATACATCTTTCTCTATTGATGCATCATCTACTACTGAAGCAATACTTAAATTAGATGCTTCTGCTGGTACTTACGATGTAAATATGTTGATAACAGCATTTAAACGACAAGTATAAATAAAATAGAACATGGCTAACCAACACATTTTTAATAACACCCTTATAATAACCGGAAGCGTTACAGCTTCTGATGGTTTTTACGGTGACGGTTCTGGTTTAACCGGAATTACAGCGGTAGCTGAATGGGATGGATCAAGAAACGGAGATGCTGAAATAACAGGATCTTTTCTAGTATCTGGCTCATCAGTAAATGTAGATTTTCTAAACACAACCGGGGTTAGCGGTTCATTCAGTGGTTCATTTGAAGGAGAACATACAGGAGACGGTGCAGGTTTAACTAACTTAAATCTAAACGGCTACCAAGCTTCTGGATCTACTTTATCAGGGTCTTTTTCCGGTTCTTTTGAAGGAGATGGATCAGGATTAACTAGTTTAGAACCATTTCCCTATAATGGAGATGTATTGATAACCGGTTCATTAACAGTATCCCAATCAGTAATAGACTTTACAAATACTCCTGCTATATCAGGATCTATATTTTCAGGTTCTTTTGTAGGTGATGGATCTGGATTAACCAATATTCCAGCATCTGAATGGGACGGAATAAGAAACGGAGATGCCGAAATAACCGGTTCATTTATAATATCTGGCTCCAGTCCAATTATACAATTATTAGGAGACACTACTATTGACCAAAATATTGAGATTTCTAATAGAAATCAATTACAAGATTTAGCAATAGGTTATCAAGCTTTGCCAAATGCTACTGTAGATAGGTGTACTATTGCAATAGGTAAAAATGCTGCAGCTTCACAAACCTCAGGATTGAGTAATATATTAATCGGTAATGGCGCAGGCGAAAGCGGTGTATCAACAGAGAATAATATAGCGATAGGAAACTATGCTTTAAGAAATAATACAGGACAAGATTTAGGAAACCCTAATACTAGAGCTAGTAACGTAGCCATCGGAACACTAGCAGCTTACTTACTTTCAACAGGATATGAAAATACCATAATAGGAACTTGTGCAGCATATACCAGTACTACTATGGGTCAAAGTACTATTATAGGATCTGAAGCAGGACTTTATTCTAATGGAAGTTCTAATGTACTTGTAGGACATGAAGCTGGTAGATGCGCTTCATCATTGAATGTAATCATAGGACTACAAGCTGCATGGACTAATCAAGGAGGGAGAAATGCCCTTATAGGCTACCAATCAGGATTAAGTTTAGGAACAGGGGCTAGAAATACAGCAATTGGTTTTAAAAGCGGATACTATGCTAATGGAAACTCAAGCTGTAATGTGTACATAGGAAATGAAGCAGGTCCGAGTACAGGAACAGCACAATGTAATCAGTTATACGTTGGTGTTAAAAGCGGAGAATCTAATGCATTGATAAGAGGTGATTTTGCAACAGGACAGGTTACAATTAACTCTCAAGTGTCTGCATCAATTTTTAGCGGTTCTTTCGTAGGAGATGGGTCTGGATTAACAAACGTAGCCGGCTCTGGATTCCCTTACACAGGTACAGCACAAATAACAGGATCATTAATTGTTTCGCAAAGTGCAGCTGCTAATACTGCTGTTACTTTTGAAAACGGACACGTTATATTATCACAAGTTTCAGCTTCATTAGATGCAGAAGATGATGCAGAAGCAGCAACAAAAGGAGTACCTTTAGGAGGGTTATACAGAAGTGGTAACTCAATACAAATTAGAATACTATAAGATATGCCAATAATTGGAGATTTAAGAGTATCTGGTTCTTTAGAGGTCTCAGGATCTCTAACATTATCAGGATCAGCATCGCTAACAGGATCATTTAAAGGTGATGGTTCTCAACTAACAGGTATTACAGGATCTTGGGATGGATATCTCACAGGTGATTCCTTTATTACGGGTTCTGTTAATGTAACGGGATCGGTAACCGCATCTTTCTTCTCTGGAGACGGATCAGGACTAACCAACGTAACAGGTAATTGGGACGGTATTCACACAGGATCAGCTTCTATTTCAGGTTCATTAGAAATCAATGGACCGGTATCTCAAATTGGATTAGGTTCTAGTACATATTTTGGATATAGAGCCGGTGAAAACGACGATAAAACTAATAACTATAATACAGCATTTGGTGATAGTGCTTTTAGAGATAATACCACCGGAATACAGAACACAGCTGTAGGTTTTGAGTCACTAAAACAGAATGATAGTGGCTCAGGAAATACTGCTTTAGGAGCTTTTACTCTTACCAATAACCTAGGAGGATTTAATACTGCTGTAGGAAATGCAGCATTAAATACTGATAACTCAGGTGATTACAATGTAGCTATTGGTAATTCTACTCTATTTTCTAATAGTACCGGAGATAAGAACACAGGTTTAGGTAGTTTTACTTTATTCTATAATCAAGAAGGGCAAAATAATACTGCTATAGGGTACGGTGCTGGATATAATATAACCGGTAGTTCCAATAGTAACGTATTCATAGGATATAATGCAGGACCTAACATAGGTTCAACTATATCAAATAAATTATACATAAGTAATAATAGCGGTAGTGCTTTAATTTATGGAGATTTTTATACTTCTCAAGTAGAATTTGCCGGAGGAGTTACTGCATCTTCTTTTACAGGTTCTTACTACGGTGATGGTTCTAATTTGACAGGAGTAGAATGGGATGGCACAAGAGACGGAGATGCTGAGATAACTGGTTCGTTAATTATAACAAATAATTTAACAGTTGACGGTAGAGTCACAGCCCAAGAATTTCATACAGAAATAGTATCTTCTAGTATAATACAAGAATCAGGTTCAACTAAATTTGGTGATTCACTAGATGACTTACATCAATTTACAGGTAGTCTAGATATATCAGGATCTCTAATAATTGATAAAGTATACGAACAACCATCAGAAAATACGCTACTAGTTATAAATGGAAACGGATTAGTAGGTTATAGAGAATTTGCAATAACATCAGGTACTTCTGGAACAGATGGTACAAGCGGAACAGACGGTACATCTGGTTCTTCAGGAACAAGTGGTGTTAGCGGCTCTTCAGGATCATCAGGATCTTCAGGTACTTCAGGATCTTCAGGATCTTCAGGTATAGACGGTACATCTGGTTCTTCAGGAACTAGCGGAGTGGATGGTAATCCAGGTACTTCAGGATCTTCAGGGTCTTCAGGTACAGATGGTACATCTGGTTCTTCAGGTACTAGCGGGGTAGATGGTGCACCAGGTACTTCCGGGTCGTCAGGTACATCCGGTACATCAGGATCATCAGGATCTTCAGGTACATCAGGATCTTCAGGTACATCAGGATCTTCAGGTACAGATGGAACTAGCGGTACAGACGGTACATCTGGGACTGATGGTACATCAGGATCTTCAGGTACTAGCGGTATTGATGGTAATCCGGGTACTTCTGGATCTTCAGGTATAAGCGGTACTTCCGGTTCATCAGGTACTTCAGGTACTAGCGGTTCATCAGGTACTTCAGGCTCATCAGGTTCATCAGGTACAGATGGAACTAGCGGTACTGATGGTACATCTGGAACAGACGGTAGTTCAGGCACGTCGGGTTCTAGCGGCTCTTCTGGAACAGATGGTACTTCAGGTAGTTCTGGCTCTAGCGGGTCAGATGGTACATCAGGTTCTAGTGGTACATCAGGAGTAGATGGTACCTCAGGCTCCTCAGGAACAAGCGGTGTAGATGGAACTAGTGGATCTAGCGGTAGTTCTGGAGCAGACGGTACTTCAGGTAGTTCTGGTTCTAGTGGAGCAGACGGTACTTCAGGTTCTAGTGGTACTTCTGGTAGTTCCGGTACTTCGGGAACTCTTACATTAACCGGTACTACTGATAACGGAGTAATTACACTCAATGGATCAGCTCCAAATGCTACTGTTGAATCAGGATTGACATACGATGGAACAGAGCTTAACGTAATAGGTAATCTATCAGTAAGCGGTACAGGTTCGTTTGCACATATTGAATCCATAACCGGTTCAGCAAAAATAATTGGGGATAACTATATTATATTAAATGCTAATACTCCTGCCGAAAGATACTCAGGAATTAGAGTATTTGATTCTGGATCATTAAATGAAACAGGTTCTCTAGAATATGACTCAGTAGCTAACCACTGGTTTTACGAATCAGCAAACGAAGGATATGCATCAGTAATACTAGCAGGTCCTAAAGCATCTAGAGGTTCTCTAACCCTACCAACATCTGGTTCATTAGTAGTAGCTGACGGTAATCACTTAAATACTTCAAATGTAAGCGATCTAAACGGAGTTGTAACAGTAGCAACCCGTACAAATATACAAGGATCTATAACTGGATCTGCAATTAATTTAACTAGTTTACCTGCTATAGCTGATAATACTGTTTTGGTAATAGATGAAAATGGAAATGTAGGAACAAAAGAATCTGCAGCATCATCAGGTACATCTGGTAGTTCAGGATCTTCCGGTTCAGATGGTACAAGCGGTTCAAGCGGTTCAAGCGGTACATCTGGTAGTTCAGGATCTTCCGGTTCAGATGGTACAAGCGGGTCCTCTGGATCTTCTGGTTTAGACGGAACAAATGGCTCTAGCGGAAGTAGTGGTTCAGATGGTACAAGCGGGTCCTCTGGATCTTCTGGTTCAGACGGAGATCCCGGTACTTCAGGTTCATCAGGATCTTCCGGTACTTCAGGATCTTCAGGATCTTCAGGTAATTCCGGTACTTCAGGTTCATCAGGATCTTCCGGTACTTCAGGTTCATCAGGATCTTCAGGTAATTCCGGTACTTCAGGCTCCTCAGGTACATCAGGATCTTCAGGATCTTCAGGTAATTCCGGTACATCAGGTTCTTCCGGTACATCAGGATCTTCAGGATCTTCAGGTAATTCCGGTACATCAGGTTCTTCAGGATCTAGCGGAGAAGATGGTAATCCAGGTACATCAGGATCTTCCGGTTCAAGTGGAGAAGATGGTAATCCAGGTACATCAGGTTCATCAGGATCTTCAGGTGATTCAGGAACTAGTGGCTCTTCAGGATCTAGCGGAGAAGATGGTAATCCAGGTACTTCAGGTTCATCAGGATCTTCAGGTAATTCCGGTACTTCAGGTTCATCAGGATCTTCAGGTGATTCAGGAACTAGCGGTAGCTCAGGTAATTCTGGTACGTCAGGATCTTCCGGTACTAGTGGAATTATACCTCTAGCAACAGATGGAAATAATAGAGTTATAACCTCAGACGGAGACGGAACAGGAACAGCAGAAGCTAACCTAACATTTGACGGCAATACCTTAGTAGTTAATTGTAATATGACTGTAGGACCTTCACATATAAACACAGGATTTGCAAGTGTTATTGCTGGGGGAGATGACAACTCTATTACTTCAGCATGTAGCTTTATTGGAGGAGGTAGAAACAACTCTGTAGATCACCAATTTGATGCAATAATAGGTGGATATGGCAATACTATATCAAACAGTACGACTGGTTATTCAAATACCGGACACAGTGTAATATTAGGTGGGTGTAATAATTTAATAGATGGTACAAGAGGGTACAATCTTATAGGCGGTGGATACGATAATGTCATAACAGGTTCATTTAATGGTTGTGATAACTATGTAAATATTATTTTTGGACGATGTAACACAATCGATGCAGATGATAAAAATACTATATCAGGTGGGGCAAATAATACCATTTATGGGAATTTTGGAAATGCTTCTATTGGAGGTGGAATTGATAACTGCATTACAGCTAATGTCGCTACTATAGCCGGAGGGACTGCAAATACAGGTTCAGGAGCTTGTTCTTTTATTGGAGGCGGATGTAGTAACGTTGCTAGTGGTGGTAGATCTACTATAGGTGGCGGATTTAATAACGCTGCAGTAGGTATCTTATCTACTGTAGGTGGCGGTGGTGGAAATACAGCAGGTTTAACAGCTACCATAGCAGGAGGAGATTTTAATTCCGCTGCCGGACAGAGTTCTTTTGTAGGTGGAGGAGTTACTAACAGCGCAAGCGGAAATAAGTCAACTATTGGAGGTGGAGGTGCAAACCTCGCTTCAGCATTTGCAAGTACAGTAGCAGGAGGTTGTTGCAATACCGCTAGTGGAGGATTTGCAAGTACAGTAGTAGGAGGTTGTTGCAATACTGCTAGTGGAGCATGTTCTTTCATTGGAGGAGGACGGAGTAATACTGCTGATACTTGTTTTAGTGCAATATTGGGAGGAAATTATAATAACACTAACTCTATAATATGTACTTTTATAGTAGGTAACTGTATTACAGCATTAAGCCCTAACACAACTTATGTAAATAACTTATCTTACGATGGATTTACGTTATATAACGGTGATTCAGGTGGAGAAATAGTTTACTACGGCTCTTTTGATGCAACAAACGGTGCAATTGCTGCTGGAGATGTAATTATAGCACGATCTGCTTTAGGGTCAACACAATGGCAGAGAGGGGAAAATAATGCAGACTTGACAGCTACTGGACAAGCCGGTGTTGCTCTAGGGACTACACCAGGTGATGGAATCCTATTGAAAGGATTTATCAACAATACAACCTACGGAGCATGGGGAGGACAGAAATTATACCTATCCAGTACAGCTGGCGATTTTACAACTTCATTACCTTCTGGAGCAGGAACTTATGTTAGAATACTTGGATACGGAGTAGAAAACGATTTAATATATTTTGATCCTGATAAGACTTGGGTAGAATTATAAAATAATTTAATAAAACAATGACTACAACTTGGAAAATATTTGATATGAAACGTGTTTTATCTACCGGATTAATAACCGAGGTAACGTGTGGATGTATAGTTAATCATCCTAGAGGATTTGAAAGAGAGTTTTTTACTATTGAATTAACAGGTAATCCAAAAGCACCAGGTTTTATAATGTATGAGGATTTAGATAAAGAAACTGTAATAGGATGGGTACATTCTGAATTAGGTTCGGAAAAAATACAACAGGTAGAATCACAGCTTCAAAGTAGATTATCTAACATGATATATGAGTTAAATAATCCTACAGAAGGAAAAGGACTTCCTTGGTAATATGAATATTAAATAAAATAAGATTATGGAACATATTTGGGAAATACATAATTTAAAAAGAAGTATTGATAGTGGATTAGTTGTATCTGCTTCATACTACTGTAGAACAGAATTCGACGGTGAAAGTGCAAAAACAGTAAATGAAATTGAACTTCCTTACAAAGATACATTAGATACCGATTTTATAGTTTATGAAGAGTTAACTCAAGATATAATTCTCGGATGGATAACAGGTAGTATAGATACAGCTTCTATTTATTTGAATCATTCCGCTTCTATTGCAGAGGCAATTAACACAAAAAATGCAATTACTACTGGAGAAGGAACTCCTTGGTAAAAAGTTGTTTTTTGAGAGATTATTTCTTATATTATAGTCTAAACTAGATTCATGACAGTTATATTTCACATTGAAGGTGGCTTGGGAAAACATATAATGGCTACCGCAATTCTTAAAGTAATTAAAAAACACCATCCTAACGATACAATTCATGTTGTGTGTGCTTACCCGGATGTATTTAAACATAATCCAGCAGCTGATCAAGTACATCAAAATGGTCAACATGGAGCTTTTTATAGAAATTATATTAAAGGAAAAGAAAGTAAAACTAAAATATACTTTGCTGACCCTTACACACAATCGGACTTTATTCTTGAGCAAGATCATTTACTAAATATTTGGGCAAATCAATGGGGATTAGAGTATACAGGAGAAACTCCTCAAATATATTTAACGAAATCTGAAATAGAGTATTTTTCTCCTTTTTATAATACAGATAAGCCAATCCTAGCAATCCAAACTAACGGAGGACCTCAAAATCAGGGATTTAATTATTCCTGGACTAGAGATATCCCAGAGCCCGCTGTACTTAAAATTATCGAAGAATTTAAAGCAACTCACTCTATAGTTCATATAAAAAGAGAGGATCAAAAAAAATATCCAGATACTCTTCATGCTTTAGATGGATTTAGAAGTATAGCTATATTGCTACAGCTTGCAGATAAGAGGTTGTTAATTGATTCTTTTGCACAACACCTAGCTGCAGCATATCAATTATCTTCTACAGTCTGCTGGGTTACAACTAAACCGGAGGTATATGGCTACGAAATGCACGATAATATTAAAGCTAATGATTTTACTCTATCGGTAGATTTTCTTAATAACCTATATCAACCATTTGGATTATCTCAAGATATCACAACATGTCCTTATCAAAAACTAGAGGATGTATTTGATGTAGATAAAATAATTAAATCTCTAAAATAATGACCGACCCAACTTGGATTTATAAAGGCACACCAGTAGTTTCGATAAAAGCAATGCCAGAGAATTCATACGGTTTTATTTATGAAGTCACCCATATTCCATCAGGTAGAAAATACTTAGGAAAAAAAGTACTTTACTTTGAACGTAATAAAAGATTAGGTAAAAGAGCTTTAGAAGCTTTAAGAGAAGAGAGAAAAGCTAAAGGTATTGGAGGTAGAACTCCATTAAAGCAAAAAGTAGTTACTGAATCAGATTGGAAGACATATTACGGTTCTCAAAAAGAGGTATTAGAATTAGTTAAAGAAGGAAATCAAAAGGATTTCAAAAGAGAAATATTACAATACGTACCAGATAAAAAACAATTAACTTATTATGAGTGTAAATACCTATTTATAAATGAGGTATTAGAGACCCGTAATAATTACATTAACGATAATATCCTCGGTAAATTTTACAGAAAAGATTTTTTAGATGATAAAAATTAAAGACATAGTAGGACTTCCATCATTAGAATACCACTTAGAAAACAGACTAACGTTGTCTGAAAATGTCTACCGTTATTCTAGCGAAAGATTTATACAATTATTTGCTGAAGCAAGAGACGCCTGGAGAGACGGTCTTATTGAACTCAATGAAGAAGATGCTCAATTATTAGAATCTACAGATATCGGCGAGTATGGAGTATTTGAAGGTGAAAAAGTACCTTTAGATTTACCAATGGTAGATGAAGCAGAATATAAAGGTAAAGATGTAGCTTTAAATAAACCTAAAAGAGGAGGACCTAAAAAATTCTACGTTTACGTTAAAAACCCTAAAACAGGAAACGTAAAAAAAGTTAATTTTGGCGATAGCGGTAATTTATCTGTTAAGATAAAAGAGCCAGGAGCAAGAGCTTCTTTTGCTGCTAGACATAACTGCGATAAGAAAAAAGATAAAACAAAACCAGGATACTGGTCTTGTAATATTGGACGTTATTGGAAATCATTAGGAGGTTCTAAAAATTTTAGTGGATACTGGTAGACCGTACATAGAAGAAGGAGAAGTAAGAATCTTTACTCAAAACATATCAGAAGAAGAGATGGTATGGCATAGAGATAGGGAAGATCGTATTATCGAACCTCTACATGAAACTGATTGGAAATTCCAATTCGATAATAATAACCCTGAGAGTTTAAAACGACTATTTATTAGAAAGGGTGTCTACCACAGGTTAATAAAAGGCACAGGTGAGTTAAAATTACGAGTAATTAAATTATGAAATTAACAGACATACTACTCAACGAATACGGAGAGTTCAGACAGCAGGAAAACGAATTAGAGGCTAAAGTAAAATCTGCTCTTACTAAAGATTTCCATCTTTCAGTTTCAATAGGAGCTTATAGCGGAGGAAGACCTGAAGATGATCCTTTAAAAGATAAAGGGTTCGGTAGTTTATCGTTTATTGAAAAGGAAGATATTCCTGAAGATGAGTTTAATAAAGTAATTAATATTATTAATTCTAGCGGTTACGAAGTTGATGAAAAGCAATCAACTAGATTCTATGACTACGAGCCGGGTGAAAGAGACTATTACCCAAAAATTAAGTTTGGGTTTAAAATAAAATAATGAAACTATCAAAAATCATATTAGAGGGACCACTTCAATATGATCCTGATTTTAATCGAGAAATTGATAAAATACAAGATCAGGGAGGAAAATATTTAGGTTCTGGAGATTACGGTTCTGTTTACCTCTTAAACGGTAAAGCTGTGAAAGTAACAACAGACGAAATAGAACTAGATCACGCAGAGATACTTAAAGGTAAAAAAACAAATAATTTTGTCTATATCTACGATGTTAAAAGACTAGGAGGTAAATTAGGCATCATTACAATGGAGGTTATGGGAGAATATAGAGGTGATATACCAGAAGAATTTATGGATGCTCTAGAAAAAGAAGCTGAAAATTACGGTATTGACCCAGAAGAATTAGATGTAAGACCAGACAACTTCATGGTACATCCAAAATCAGGAAAAATAAAAATGACCGACGTATAGTTGGTCCTTACTACATTTTTTCGTATCTTTATATATTAACTGTTATGTATGGATTATACCTTTTTATTAGGTTCAGTAGAGAATGTATTAGGAAAAAGTCATAAGAGAGCTAGAGATAACTATGCTTTTCATTGTCCTTTTTGTAATCACCGTAAACCCAAGTTAGAAATCAATATGGTTACTAACGATGAAGGTAAAAACTACTGGGAATGCTGGGTTTGTAAAACTAGAGGTCAATCTATATATTCACTTATTAAGCAATTAAAATTACCTAAAAGCGAAGCTCAAGAAATTCTTAAGTATGTAAAAAAAGGTAAGAAATACGAATATAAGAATGAAGAAATAGTAGAACTTCCTGAAGAGTATCAATCACTCTACTCAGCCTCTAGAACTTCTATTATTGCTAACAAAGTAAGAAAATACCTATATGAACGAGGACTTACCGACAATGATTTTATTAAATATAATGTTGGATACACAACAAGTGGAGACTATGGCGGAAGAATCATTATCCCTAGCTATTCTGAGTCCAATAGGCTCAATTATTTTGTTGGAAGAACTTATGAAGGAGCATATTTTAAATATAAAAATCCCGAAGCTTCCAAAGACATAATATTTTTTGAGAATTTAATTAATTGGAATCAACCGATTATTTTATGTGAAGGAGCATTTGATGCTATGGCTATTCGTAGAAACGCAGTTCCTATATTAGGAAAAAGCTTATCTCCTTCCTTAATGAAAAAAATTATTACTTCTAAAGTAGAGGATATATATATTGCTTTAGATGAAGATGCACAAAAAGATGCATTAGAAATAGCAGAGAATTTATTAAATCTAGGTAAGAGGGTCTTCCTAGTAGACTTACAACAAAAAGATCCTAGCGAGATGGGCTTTCAAGCCTTTACTCGTCTTATACAATCAGCAGAAGAATTAGACCTATCCGGTTTAATGCTGCATAAAATTAACGCCTTATGATTCGTCAAGGTACAAATATTTTAAAAGAAAATTCAAAAAATAGATTAGATTTTAAACCTGATCTTAAACAAATTAATTTTTTAGACCGCAGGGTTTACAAAAGAGATGAAGGAGTATATTATCCCTCAGTCACTACTATCCTTCAATATATGCCAAAGAATAAATTCTTTGATAACTGGTTAAAAGATGTAGGGCATAATGCTGATCTTATTATGAGAAAAGCAGGTAAAGAAGGAACCCAGGTACATGAAGCAGCAGAAGCTCTTGTAAAAGGTGAAGAAGTAAACTGGATGGATGATTACGGCAATGCTAAGTATTCTCAAATAGTATGGGAGATGATTTTAAAGTTCTATGATTTTTGGTCTACTCATAAGCCTGAATTAATCTCCACTGAAGAATTTGTATTTTCGGATAAATTTAAATATGCAGGTACTGCTGACTTAGTTGTAAAAATGGATGGTGAAACCTGGCTTTTAGATTTAAAGACTTCTAATTCACTACATAGAGCTTATAATCTACAACTTTCAGCATACGCTAAAGCTATAGAGGAAGTTAAAGGTATAAAAATAGACAGAACCGGCATCATATGGTTGAAATCCAGTACTAGATCTGCTTCTAAAAAGAAAGGAGTATACCAAGGAAAAGGATGGCAGATAAAAGTTATAGATGAGATAGATTATAATTTTGATTTATTTAAAACAATATATAAACTATATTCATTAGAAAACCCAGTTACGGAACCTATTTATAAAAAGTACCCAACTAGTTTAAAATTATGAAAAAAATACTAATAGTACTTTCTTTTACCTTACTTAGTTCATGTGGAGTTGAATGGCAATATGTTACTTTAAATCATGCTGCTCAAGTAGATGGAATCTATAGATCTAGCGATTATAGAGTGAATACTATTAATTATAATTTTTCTTTATATAGCTTTAATCAACCTTTTATTTGGAGTGATCCTATGTTTGGTAATAGGTATAATTTCTACAATCCCTACTTAGGTTATAGTTCATATTGGAACAGATGGAATTGGTACTATCCAAATAATAACTGGTATTGGAATAGATGGAATAGACCCTATAGGTATTGGAACTACTATAACCCGTACTTTAGAAGAACTAATGTAAATTATGTAAATGGATATAGAGCAAGAACCTCATCTATTTATAATAATAGAACAAATATATTAAATTTAAATAGAAATGATCAAACTACTAGATCTAATAAAAGAACAAAACGAGTCAAAACCCAAAGCTATAGTAATGGCAGGAGGAGCAGGAGCAGGCAAGTCATTCCTAATCAATCAACTAGGACTAATCAGCCTACCAATGTTCAACCCAGACAAGTACGTGGAAGATCCAGATCATCCGTACCACAACAATCTGTCCGCAGCCAGCGGCCAAGTAGACAAAGACGTAGCAGCAGCAGCGGAAACAGGTAAATCTCTTATTTGGGATACTACAGCATCTAATCCTTCTAAAGTACAAAACTTATTAGATAAAGGATACGATGTATACATGATTATGGTATACACTCATCCTATGATTGCTTTCATAAATAATTTTTCTAGACAGAGAAGAGTACCTAAATCAGCTGTATTCTCTACTTGGCGTAATGTTTATGATTTAATTGGACGTTATAAAGATATGCTTGGAGATAATTTTTCTTTATCTATCAACATGCGAAATAATAAGTTCGCAAAAGAGGTAGAAGGATTTAATAAAGCAGCAGAGAGAGGAGTAGAAGGAGTTACTAATTACTTAGAAGACTATATGGAGCAAAACGGAGGCAAAGATGCTTTTGGTTCTACATTTAGAACAGACTACGAACTTCCATCAGAAGAAGCTATCCAGGCGTTTAATCAAGAAATGACAGATATAGAATTCGATAGAGAGAATGAATCTATGGTAAAAGAGCTTAAAAAATACTGGGTTAAATTTTATGATAAAAACGGCACTGGTCCTGGTGATGTAAAAATGAGAAGTAAAATAGCTACTATTGAAAGAAGATATAATAGTAATAAAGAAAGAGAAAGACAGGTCTTAACAGACATTGCAGATATGTTGGTTGATAGAGAGTTTCAAGAA